TTATTGTTTGGATATGACCAGAGCGACGCGGCCAATAAATTTGATATCGCTGATTGCACAATCAAAAGTGACGTCGCTATCGCTGACCCGAATCTTGCTGATTGGGATTTTGGCAATCTTTTTGATACTGTGCATACCTTCAATATCCACCAGCCATAAGCCATCTTGAATATTATCTTCCTGCGTATCTAGCAGATACCATGAGGCACCATCATCAACAATCAGCGGATTTTTGAGTTCCTTGGAAATCAACTCGCTGTCCAAAATCACCGGGCTAACGTCATTAAGTTTACCACCTGATAATTTTACACGAGAGATGGATGGGGCAATGATATCTTCTAACCGTTCCGCTTTTTTGCCGCTTTCTCCATCTGGGAACATTTCTCCCTGACCCGTGCTCAGCCACAGCAGTGAAGCGCCAGTTTCGAGATTGCACTGGATGATCCAATCCGCAGGGAAACTATCACGAAGGTAGCGGTTTGCCATCGTGCTTTTGGAAACGCCCAAATGGTCACTTAGGGCCTGACGTGATTTAAATCCATATGCGCGGACAAGACGTTCAATAGCAGGTCTTCCCCCACTATCGGCCCCCATTTTGATCTCAATATTGGTATTTTTCATTGACAGTACAGATAAGAGCTATTAGTATCCCGCCTAAGTTCTCGATATGAGACCTTTGGTGAGCCCAGATTGGTTAAGATGAAAACCATTGAGAGATATTGCATCATGAACGCCCAAATTTCAATCTTTATGCCTGATATCGAAAGTATTTCGGAAATGCCATTGAGGATAGGTAGAGAGTTTGAAATGAAGAGAATATTGGAAATAGCGGGGAATCTTGAGGATCGTTTTGTAGGAAAATGTTGAGGGAAAATATGGCGAATACTGAGCAAGAAAAGTTTACCCAGATTAACCTCGGCCAGCGGCTGGAAGGATTGAATCACCTGTCGAGGATTAGGGCGACATATTGGGGTGACAATGAAAAGGAGTTAAATCGGTTTTTGGCTGATATGCGTGATAAAAGAGATGCTTACTACGAACAGAATAAACGTGCGTTATCTGCCATTCTCTATTTGGCGAATATTCCGCACTCCCGCCACGATAGTGAATTCAACCATTTTACCCAAGAGGAAAAGCGGGCGCTGATCCAGGCGATGAATCATATCAAGGTCGTTGTCAGTCAATTTCCTAAGTACCTGACATTGCCTAATTAATTACAGCTTTTTAAACACGTTATCTCTTTTTTGAACAAATGGCATGGATACGCCAGGCTCTTACTCGTCCTGAATATGGTGAAATTGATGAATAGTAACGTTATCACTTATGAACAAAACATACCGCTGGGTGTTTCAATGGCGGAGCGCCTGTTATGGGAAGTTAACGCGGAAGATCATCAATGGCGTCACCAATATATAGGACAACTACCGGATTTCCTGGCTAAATACTTTAGCCGCCGTTATATCGATATCTTTAATCGCTCAGGCCGCCGTGATGCAAATTCTTTTCTGAGAAAAACGGTTGGACAGAATGTCCTGCCGAGATTGCAACGGGTAAAAGAAAGGTATCAGTTTAGCCATTGTGTCTCTAATGTAAGTGTTTCCGGTATGACGCCTTTTCCTTTTATTGAACAATTGGAAAATATGGTGACGTATGATCGCAAACGTCTCTTGAAACTTGCTCATGACATTTCCATTTTTATTTCTGGTAATTATGAGCACTATTCTTTGCGTATTTCCCAAAAACACTCATCAACTTCTGTTGGTTGCAAAGATGAGTCATTTTCCCGTGTCGCTAAATTGTACCAATTACTGGCAAAGCTGACTTTGCAATGTGGTACTCATCCCCCATATTGGCGGCGTTTCAATCATGGCCGCAAAATGCCATCTGTTGATCAACTCTGTTCTGGCATGTTGCGCATGATGTCTGCCCGTTGGTGGTATTTTCGTTTAAAGCGTTTGCGTGATATCCAATCTGAACATATGGCAATTGCCGTTGGGCAGGTACAGCAAGTCGCTTCTCCTTATGTTTCACGTCAGGCATTGCGGGAATGGTTGGAACAAAAACGGCGCAATCGTGAATTTTTCAAGCATTTTGATTTGGAAAATGAAAAAGGGGAACGAATTTCGCTGGCAGAGACAGTTGTTCATAGCAACGCGAATCCTGCGATCCGACGTTGCGAATTGATGGTCAGAATGCGCGGTTTCGAAGATATTGCCAACAAGATGAACTGTGTTGGCGAATTTTATACCATCACGGCTCCTGCGAAATATCATGCCGTCCAGCACAAAGGCGGGTTTGTCAAATCTTGGAATGGCGCAACGCCACGCGATACTCAACGTTATTTATGCGGTGTCTGGGCAAAAGTTCGGGCTGCGTTGGCACGGGCAGGTATTAATCTATTTGGTTTCCGTGTGGTGGAACCACATCATGATGGCACCCCTCATTGGCATATGGTGCTGTTTATGTTGCCGGAGCATTTGCAGCAAGTCAGAAAGCTCCTTGAGCATTACGCTTGTCAGGAAGAGCAGGGAGAGTTGCAGGACGATGAAGCCAAAAAGGTGCGTTTTAATTATCGGGCGATCGATCCCAATAAAGGTAGTGCAACAGGTTATATTGCCAAGTATATTTCTAAAAATATTGATGGTTATGCGCTGGAAGAAGAAAAAGACCATGAAACCGGTGAATCCCTGTGCGATATGGCAAAATCAGTGACTGCCTGGGCGAGTCGCTGGCGCATTCGCCAATTTCAACAAATCGGCGGCGCTCCAGTTTCGGTTTGGCGCGAATTGCGTCGACTCAGGGAAGTACGCCTGTCTGACCACAAGATAAACGCAGTGTTACAAGCGGCAGATGAGGGGAATTGGGCTGCTTATACTCAGGCACAGGGCGGGCCTTGGGTTTCACGTCGTGATTTAGTTATTCGCTTATCTTACAAAAATATCCCTTTTGGCAGCCCTTATGGTGAAGATGTTCAATCCATACAAGGCGTGACCTCACCATTTTTGTCGCATGCAGGATTTATTTGTACGCGGCTCCACCAATGGACCATCGTGCCAAAATCAGAATCGACGGTTACATCTGAACGAATTGTTTATAAAAGAAGCAAAAAATTTTCCTCTTGGAGTTCTGTCAATAACTGTACGGATGAACAGGGAAGTAGAAAGATAGCGGGTTATGCAGACCGTAGAATTGTCATAGCAGAAAAATCAAACAAATTGGCAAATATTTCTGCTAAAACAACAAACAATAGTTACTAACTATTAAATTTAATGACTAAAACAGGTAAAAACTACTTTAATTTTAGTCTTATTACGTGTACTGTATATATATACAGTTTATTATATGGAGGCAGATAGATCAGTGGAATCTCTTATAGAATCATTGGTAGCGCAACGTATCAATTTCATTGCCAGAATGGCAACAAGTTGCGAATGCAATCATGCGGAAGACAAAGAGCTGGCACTGGTTTGGATAGCAGAGCTATCTGCACCTTATGAAAAAAGATTTAACAGTTACCAGGGTAAACAGGAAAACAATCTGTTAGGTAATGAGGTGAGCAGCAACAAAATGTTAGGGAATTCGGGTTCAATAGAAGAATAGATTTGGCGGGGAAAAGCATGCGAGTAGAGATACTTTTCGATAAACGAGCTAATGTTTCTGAATCAGTCATATCTTCATTAGAAAGTGAACTAAAAAAAAGAATATTACCATATTATCCTGATACAAATTTTAGAATTGGAATTAGCAGTAGCACCTCCGTAAGAGTAACAGGGACTAAAAAAAGCAGTGAACACGACCACATGATGGAACTCATTCAAGAAGTTTGGGAGGATGATAGTTGGCTATCTGATTAACGCTGACAAAGGGGCAATATCCTCCAATGAATAGCATATCATTGTAATAAGAGATAATAACCAAGGGCAGGAAATGGTTTCCTGCCCTTGGTTTATGTATTACTGACCTAACAATCTTACTGTATTGAGGTATTTCGCTAATTATTTGATCATAACTCTCCGATTTACTAACTGACTTTTGCAAAGAGAAAGGAGAGTGTATGCAAGTTATCGCACAACAAAATGAGACAGTTGATGCCATTTGTTGGCGTCATTATGGCCGTACATTGGGAATGACTGAGCGTGTGTTGCTGGCAAATCCCGGATTGGCTGATTTTGGCGCAGTATTGCCTCATGGAACGAAAGTTGAAATGCCGGAATTTATGCCTGTTGCCAGCAGACCTATTATCCAGCTTTGGGATTAAGGGGGAGGCTGAACTCGTTTGTTGGGAATTAATACACTAAAAAAGATGCCCTTAATTATATGCCTGGTCATTGGTGGAAGTCTTGGCTGGTGGGGACATCGCTCCCTGTTTCTCAGCGAAGTGGCGGGTTTGAAACAGCAACATGCTGCACAGCTTGTTGCCATCAATCAAAAAGTCCATTCAGAAACGTTGGCAGCTATTCAGCAAATGAAAGATGCACAAAATCGGGCTGCACAATTGGATGAATACTATTCAGGAAAATTAGCTCATGTCACCGAAAAAAATGCGGCTTTGCGTGCTGACATTATTGCTGGTCATCGGCGGGTGCAAATCGCCACCGCCAACCTTGCTACCTGTCAGCTCACCCAAAACCGAGATACCCGCCCCCGCCGTATGGGCGATGGAACCCAAGTCGAACTCACTGCAAAAGCTGGACGCGCTATTTACGATATCCGAACCGGCATCATCAAAGACCAAGCCAAATTAGACTATTTACAACAGTATGTACGGGATGTTGTTCGGCAGTGTAAATCAGAATGATCGCATCTTATTGCAATGCTGTTTAACGCGATACAAAAAACCATAAAAGGCCTTCTTTTATTCCTGAGAAGGCCTTTTTATTTCTTTGATTAAAAAGGATTTTTATTCTGGATTTGTATGCTGTTTCCTACAAACCCAGTTTAATGTCCAACCTCCTGTTTCATGGCATTCTTACGTCATGAACACACAACTCACTGAACTGATGCGCTTATTGCGCAACCTGATCCGAACCGGCGTCATTACCCAAGTGGATACCACAAAGGGAAAGTGCCGAGTCGCGACAGGCAATCTTGAAACCAACTGGCTGCACTGGTTGACATCCAGAGCGGGAAACTCCCGCACATGGTGGGCGCCCAGTGTCGGTGAACAGGTTTTATTACTGTCCATAGGCGGAGAGCTGACAACCGCTTTTGTATTGCCTGCGATTTTTTCAGATGAGTTTCCGGCGCCATCAACATCACCTGAAGCGACGCATATCAAGTTTCCGGATGGTGCCGTGATGGAGTATGAACCGCAATCTGGCGCATTGACTGTGACTGGCATCAAAACCGCGACAGTGACTGCTTCGGATTCCGTCCATATTACCGCGCCGGAAATCACCTGTGTCGCCAGCACCCGAATTACGCTGGATACACCGGAGGTCATCTGTACGCAGCTAATGAGCACAGGCAACTTGATTGTGCGCAACGGCGGCAAAATGACGGGCAATATTGAACACACCGGAGGCACATTCAGTTCCAACGGCGTGATCGTGGATTCCCATAAACACACCGGCATCAGGTCAGGCGGTGACACATCAGGAGGCCCCGTATGATGTACCTGGGAATGAATCGGCAGACGGGCCGAGAGCTGACCGATTTGGCACATATCCGGCAATCCGTCAGCGATATTTTATTAACCCCTGTGGGCAGCCGTATCGCGCGTCGTACCTACGGCTCTTTGCTACCAGAACTGATTGACTGGCCACAAAACGCAGCGCTCCGGCTTCAGGTTATGGCGGCCAGTTATACCGCAATCAGCCGTTGGGAGCCACGCGTGATGCTGACCTCCATCACGATGGAAACCCGACAGGACGGCAAAATGGTGGTGGATATTACGGGTACTTATCATCAATCCGCCAAGGAATTTTCACTTTCTATTCCGGTGAGCCATTCCCGGTGAGGTAATAAGTCATGCCAACAATCGATTTAAGCCAGTTGCCACCACCGGATGTGGTTGAGCCACTGGATTACGAACAACTGCTGGAAGAGCGCAAAAAAGGCTTGATCTCGCTCTATCCAGAAGATCAGCAAGATGCCATTGCACGTACTTTACAACTGGAATCTGAACCTTTGGTCAAGTTGTTGGAAGAGAATGTTTATCGCGAATTGCTCTTGCGTCAACGGGTTAATGAAGCTGCACGGGCGGTGATGGTGGCCTATTCAACAGGCAGCGATTTGGATCAGTTGGGGGTGAACAACAACGTATTCCGTATGGTTCTGCATCCTGCAGATAATTCTACCGTGCCACCGACACCGGCGGTGATGGAATCTGACAATGACTACCGCGTACGCATTCCACAGGCTTTCGAAGGCTTGAGTGTTGCTGGCCCGGTTGGTGCGTATGAATACCATGCCCGCAGTGCGGATGGTCGCGTCGCTGACGCTTCGGCAATCAGCCCGTCGCCAGCTAATGTCACAGTGACCATTATGTCGCGGGAGGACAAGGGTGTTGCTTCCAAAGAGCTGCTGGAAATAGTCGAAAAAGTGCTGAACGATGAAAACGTGCGTCCAGTGGCGGATCGTCTGAAAGTTCAGTCAGCAAACATTGTGGAATATGAAATTGATGCGGTGTTGTACATCTTCCCAACACCAGAATCAGAACCTATCCGTAAGGCGGCAGAACAGCGACTGAAACACTATGTTGAAGCCCAGCACCGTTTGGGGCGTGACATTCGTTTGTCAGCGATTTATGCCGCACTGCATGTGGAAGGCGTCCAGCGCGTGGAATTGAAAGCGCCGTTGAAAGACGTCGTGCTGGATAAAACCCAGGCATCTTACTGCACCAAAACGACCCTGACGATGGGAGGTTCGGATGAGTGATCGCCTTCTACCGATGGGTTCAACCCAGTTAGAACTAGCGGCTGCCAAAGCTTGCGCTGAATTACAGAAGGTTAAGGTTCCGTTACGCGAGTTGTGGGATCCAGACACTTGTCCGGTATCACTTCTACCCTATCTGGCTTGGGCCTGGTCTGTTGATCGCTGGGACGAACGTTGGTCTGAGAGCACCAAAAGGGAAGTGATCAAAAGCTCTCTATTCCTGCATAAACATAAAGGAACGATTGGTGCGATTCGGCGAGTTGTCGAGCCATTGGGTTATCTCATCCGTGTAAAAGAGTGGTGGCAAACCAATGATGCTCCGGGTACTTTCCGGCTGGATATCGGTGTATTGGAAAACGGTATTACCCATGAAATGTTCGAGGAACTGGAAAACCTGATTTTTGATGCCAAGCCAGTGAGCCGACATTTAATTGGGTTGGACATCAACCTAGATACACGCGGTGAATATCACTACTCGGCGGCGACTTACAGTGGTGATGAACTGACAGTTTACCCTTATTTCCCAGAGCAAATAACAATATCCGGCTCAGAAGTTGTGGGCGCGGGCATACATATTATTGATGACATGAGGATTAGACCATGAGTACCAAATATTTTGCGCTGCTGACGCAGTTAGGCGCAGATAAGTTAGCAAATGCTGCGGCATTGGGTACTAAAATTGAAATTACCCATATGGCCATAGGTGATGGTGGTGGCAAGTTGCCGACACCGGACACCAAACAAACCAAACTGGTTAATGAAAAACGTCGAGCAGCGATTAACACGCTGAGCATTGATCCAAAAAACACCAACCAAATCATTGCAGAGCAGGTTATTCCTGAAAACGAAGGTGGCTGGTGGATCCGTGAGATTGGCCTGTTTGACAAAGATGGCATTTTGATTGCTGTGGGTAACTGTGCGGAAACCTACAAACCCCAATTGCAAGAGGGTTCCGGCCGTACCCAGACTATTCGCATGATCCTGATTGTCAGTAGTGCTAACGCGGTGACATTAAAAGTTGATCCATCGGTGATTTTGGCTACGCGTGAATATGTGGATGATTCTATTAAGAAACATGCAAATAGCCGTAACCATCCTGACGCGACGCTGCAAGAGAAGGGATTTGTGATCCTGAGCAGTGCGGTGGATAGTAATAGTGAAACGCATGCAGCAACACCGAAAGCGGTGAAGGCGGCGTATGATTTTGCTAAAGCAGCGGATAATAATGCCAATGGTCGCGTTCCGGTAGGGCGTAAGGTGAATGGTAAGGCGTTGTTGGCGGATATTGCTCTGAACGCAGGTGATGTTGGAGCGTACTCTAAGGGCGAAACAGATACTAAGGTAGGGGAAGCGACAAAACAGGCAAATGCCGCGAATGCTAATGCAAACACTCGCGTGCCTTCTACCCGCAAGGTAAATGGAAAAGCACTGTCGGCGGATATTGCACTGAACGCAGCAGATGTTGGTGCATATAACACAACCCAAACTGACGCTAAGGTGAGTGAGGCTAAATCTTTAGCTAATACTGCAAACCAAAATGCGGCTAATGCAAATAATAATGCCAACACACGTTTGGAGAAAAACAAGAACGGTTCGGATATTCCAAATAAAAACGAGTTTGTGAAAAACCTCGGTTTAGCGGAGACGGTGAAACGGGCGGAAAATGCCTACCCTAAAACGGGTGGGACAATCACGGGTCGCGTTGATATCAATTCGCGTTATGGCGCGCTCCGCCTGAACGCCCCCGAACGCAATTCAGACATTTTTGTCGAGTTTGGTTCAGGGGATAGCAGGGACGCGTTCCTCGGATTCGGTTCTCGGGACACAAAAACGTTCACAATTCACAACGATAAAACGAGTGCGAAACTGCAAATTAACGAATACGCCGCGTTTAATGATAACAAATTGCTGGATGTGAGTGACATTGTATCCCACACCGGGTCATCAACAAAAACAGTGATGAGCCAGAAATCTACAACCGCGGCGATTAACCGCAACGCCAGTCTGGGAATCAATCAACAATGGCAGGATGTGACAGGCAACAGAAAACCGTATGTTGCGTATAAAAACAATACCGACAGGCCAATATACATTTCTGTTACGTATCAGGAACTGGTTATCCGCGATTGGTACGCGCTAATGGCATTGAACATTAATGGGCAGGATATTGCGTATTCCGGTACGTCAATCAGCGCCCACGAGGGGGTTATTGAATCCCGCGCGTTCGTTACGGGGATTATTCCACCCGGCGCGAGCTATTCCATGTCAATGTATACCAACCATGACGTCAATGACGGAAATTTGCGCTGGTATGAACTCAGTTAACGGGGCAATATGAAATATTTTATCGATAAAAAAACACAACAAATTTACGCATACGAGGATTGGGTTGACGATTCTGCAATTGATTCCGGCCTGACGCCGATCGCAGAGGCTGAGGCATTGGCAATTGCAAACCCGCCGCCAACACCGGCGCAATTGCAACAGTGGGCTGAATCGGAAAAACGTTATCGCATGTTTCAGGCTGCAAATGTTATAACACCGTTACAGTACGCAGTGGATTTGCAAATGGAAACGGATAGCGAACTGGCGGCATTGGCAGAATGGAAAAAATATATGGTGTTATTAAACCGCGTAGACTGTTCGACAGCACCCAATATTGACTGGCCTAAAGCGCCAGAATAACAATCAGGGGCACTATGCCCCTATATTTATTCCGACTCAGTCAATTTCCGTTGTTGCTGATTCCAAATAGAACTCTCTGGCATCTGGACACGGACAGATATAGACCGACCGGCGGGGATATCAATCGGGTCACCGTCTGAATAACTCTCTCGTACATTTTGGGCGAATGTAGGTGCTTCTGCATGCTCACGGTGGTAGGTCATTAATTTGATGGCACCATCGGGTAGCACTTTGTAATCCACCCAAATCAACGGCAGTTTATTTTTACACAGCGGTATCTCAACCCCACCATCAACACCGCCCCATGCCGCATCAGCATTAAACCCCAGCACGTTTTTGATGAGATAGACGCCCTCAGACAGACGCTCGACAATAGCACCCTCGGATTCGTCGTTGGTGGTAAAGGTGCCACCAGGGTAGATTTGGATAATGGGGGATGCTGTTTTTAGGTAGCCATCAACGACTGTGGTGTTACTGGTGGTATATAACGCATACCATGTTGGATTTTCGCGGGCAGCCAGGGCATGACCGTAATAAATTAGGCCGTTAGCATAACTAGCTAGAAAACCGGCATACCCCGCACTGGTATCACGTGCTCCAATAACATGCCAATAGCCATGAGTACCTAACGGTGCAGGAAATCCTGCGCTATAGGAGTCTACTAGCACTGAGTAACCAACCGGTTTGCCCCATTCACCGGATTTCAATGTCGTACGCGGTGTGTGAGTTTTGCCTAAATTAGTCCGTTCCACCCGTTCTACGGTTCCCGCTAAACCGACGTTTAGTCCCAATCAAAATTCATAACTGAATAAAGTATCCAACGAATACCCTTCTAAAAAATCAATTAATCATAATTTTTATTTATCATTTTTCCATTTGGAAACTTTCTGGATCCTCGTTCTGAAATTTGGAATGTTTAGGAGGTATCTTTTAACGTCGGTTTATCGGCAGGCTCAGCATTACCTGTTGGCGTACCGATTCCGTGGCCGTTGGCAACCCCTCCGGCTGGGTGGCTGAAATGTAATGGTTCGACGTTTACCGCTGCTCAATATCCAGAGCTGGCGCGTGTATACCCCTCATTGAGATTACCTGACCTGAGGGGTGAATTTATTCGTGGATGGGATGATGAGAGAAATGTTGATATTGGGCGTGCACTCCTCAGCGGCCAAAATTCCGCATTTCAGAACCATTTTCATGCATTACCAACAAGTAACGGTGATAGTGGCATGGAGGAAACAGGGATCACAACTGTTTTTAACGATAGTAAATCGTCAAATTTCGCGTTGAATCTAACAAATACACAACTTCCAGTCGGAAATAACGCTGGATTGTGGAACGGGACTTATTTCAGAACGTATAGCTCCAGCATTTATGGTGGTTTTTCTGTTGCAAATGAAACCCGTCCCAGAAATATCGCATTTAACTACATTGTGAGGGCAGTATAATGACTGCAAAATTAAACAAAAATCTGATCGCCACTGTAGCGGGTGATATCACTGTTTATAACTATGCGGAGGATACCAGAGAATATTTATCTGCTACGGTGGAATATCTGGCTATTGGGGTAGGCATTCCTGCACACTCGTGCGTTGATGCGCCGGATGAACGCAGGGTCGGTTATGCTATTTGCCGCACGACGGATTTATCCTGCTGGGAATATGTTGCTGACCACCGTGGTGAAACGGTGTACAACATTAAAACAGGTGCCGCACAGGTGATTGCAGCGCTCGGTGATTATCCTCCAAACACAACACCAGACGCACCCGCTACCCCATTCGATAATTGGGATGGCAAACGGTGGGTGACAGATGCTCAGGCGCAACGCTTGCATGAACAGGAACAGGCTGAGTCTCAGAAAAAATATCTCATGTCTCAGGCCACCAATTCCATCGCCCCGTTACAGGACGCCGTCGATTTAGGCATGGCAACCGATGCCGAAAAATCCGCATTAACCGAATGGCGTAAATATCGGGTGCTGCTCAATCGGGTGGATTGCTCAACCGCCCCCGATATCCCATGGCCGGAACAGCCGGAGTGAACACAGGGGCCATCGCCCCTGATTGTTATTCTGGCGCTTTAGGCCAGTCAATGTTGGGTGCTGCCGAACAGTCTACGCGGTTTAATAACACCATATATTTTTTCCATTCTGTCAGTTTGCTCTGCTCTGCGTTCGTTGCCATGTGTAGATCGACGGCATATTGCAGCGGGGCGATGGCATTTAAAGCCCGTGACATTAGATACAATTTTTCCTGTTCTGCCTGTTGCTGCAATTGCTCCGGCGTTGGCGGCGGGTTCGCGATTATCCGCGCTTCCGCCTCAGTAATCGGAATAAAATCCGATTTGATGTGTTTATCCTGAGAGCCGTCTGATTCAAAACCGTAAACCCGCCCGTCGTTCGATTTGTAATATTTCATGATTACCTTAATTCAACCCACGAATCAATAAAATCGCCATCATTAGCGATATACGCATTGACATCGTAATGCGCCCCTGTGGGGACAATAAAAAACACGCTCATCTCCACTTGTGGCCCATCGAAATCTGACCAGTTATACGCGACTTGAATTCCATTGACATTGGCACCAATTCCGATTGCACCCAGTTGTTTTTTTCGCGGTTTGGTTTTAACAAATACGGCTATTGGCTTGCCTGCATCATTTTTATATTGCGTCCCACCTATCCGTTTATACCGGACATTCTGCCAGCTCTGGTTAATGCCAATACTGGCGTTTTCAGCAACATCAGACAGCAAAGCTATCTCGCCGGATTTTTTGCGCAGATTGACGTAATATTGCGTTTCAGTGGTGCTATCCCGATAAAACACTGTGAGCATTTCCGGTTTTTCATGCGGCACGGCAGATAGCTGAACGTAATACCCGTTCGCATTTTTTAGTTTCACGCCTGCCCAGTCATGCGTAGCCTCAACATCCACACCACCGCACGAAAACATGTCATGTGATTTTTTCAGGGCAAAACGCCCGTTCGATTCGCTAGTCGAATACACACCAATTTCGCGGGGTTCGGGTTTGTGAGCCTCACTGTATACCTGCGACCACCGCCCGTCGGTATGGCGATCATGCAGCGTTGTTCCGCCAATCCAGCCTGTCGCCTCAATATCACTGGTAGTCCAAACTTTCCCCTCAATGGTTCCGCCTGTTTTAGGGTAGGCATTTTTCGCCCGTTTCACCGTCTCCGCCAAACCGACGTTTAGTCCCAATCAAAATTCATAACTGAATAAAGTATCCAACGAATACCCTTCTAAAAAATCAATTAATCATAATTTTTATTTATCATTTTTCCATTTGGAAACTTTCTGGATCCTCGTTCTGAAATTTGGAATGTTTAGGAGGTATCTTTTAACGTCGGTTTATCGGATACGGTGCCCAATAGTCGTCGAATTAACGGTAAACCGCTAACAGGTGACGTGAATCTGAACGCGGCTGATGTCGGTGCACTAAAAGTGGGTGATTATGGGATCGGTTCCCAACCCGTAGGAATCAGCTCACCCGCTGAATATGATGCCAACTCTATGACAACAACTGGTTGGCATAGTGGCGGTGGCTATGCTGCTAAAAATTTCTACAACACCCACGCCCCTATCATGGTGATGACACGTACTGGCGGTAGTGATAGCACGGGAATGGTCGCACAAATTCAGGTGGATGATGCAGGGATGGCGAGCCGTTACCGGTTGGGTAATCGGTGGAATAAATGGAATACCATTTGGGGTACAGCGAATACTACTGTTATTGATGGGTTCCTGAAAAAAGCTAGCCCCATCATCAAAATCTGGAATGACGGGAAATTTGAAACAAATGACGAATCAACGGGTGCTATTGTCGAGCGTTTGTCTGAGGGCGTTTACCTCATCAAAAACGTGCTGGGATTTAATGCCGATGCGGCATGGGGCGGTGTTGATGGCGGGGTTGAGATACCGCTGTGCAAAAATAAATTACCGTTGATTTGGGTGGATTATCGCGTGTTACCCGATGGTTCCATCAAAATCATGACCTACCACCGTGAGCATGTAGAAGCACCTACATTCGCCCAAAATGTACGGGACGGCTACTCCGACGGTGATCCGATTGATATTCCTGTTGGTCGGTCTATATCTGTCCGTGTCCAGATGCCAGAGAATTCTATCTGGAATCAGCAACAACGGAAATTGACTGAGTCGGAGTAAATATAGGGGCGCACAGCCCCTGATTGTTATTCTGGCGCTTTAGGCCAGTCAATGTTGGGTGCTGCCGAACAGTCTACCCGATTGAGCAATACCCGATATTTGCGCCATTCGGTCAATGCGGATTTTTCGGCATCGGTGGCCATATCGAGATCAACAGCATCCTGTAGCGGGGTAATAGCCATATCTGCCTGTTGTCGCAATGATGATTTTTGTTGTTCCGCCTGTTGTCGCAATTCCTCTGGCGTCGGCGGGGGTGGCGGCGGAATATCAACCCAGCATGGCATTCCATAGCTATCAGCTCCGCGCAACTTTCCTGATTTGGACTGGCTAAACTCCAAAAATACCGCATCAGCTACAGGAATGACATCATCAGGTAGAGTACCAGCGGTTTTATATTCCGCTAACAACGAAACGGGGTAAAAACTCAGAGTGGAACAGCTAAATAAATAATTTTTCATATTAATACCCTATTGCCATATATGTCACGACAGGTGGATAACTGGGTTCGTACAGGGATTGAATTAACAACTCTGCGGATTTTTGGTCGACTATTTTTGTGATGGCAATTAAAACCCACTGGCGGCTCGTTCCTCCATTTAAAACAGAATTTGTTAATGAAATACATTTGCTCGGAAATTGAATAGGGAATGCAAACATCCGCTGTGACTGATACCAGTCATTTTTACCCGCTCCCAGCGTTGCCGTTTCTCCATGTACCCGCCCCCATTGAATTATTAACCCACTGGGCAATTTTTGATAACCAGATTCAGTTAATTGGGATTCAAAATTTCTCATATCAGGAATCTGATTGCGCGCGTTTCCTACGGTTCGATAGACCGTCTCCGCTAAACCGACGTTTAGTCCCAATCAAAATTCATAACTGAATAAAGTATCCAACGAATACCCTTCTAAAAAATCAATTAATCATAATTTTTATTTATCATTTTTCCATTTGGAAACTTTCTGGATCCTCGTTCTGAAATTTGGAATGTTTAGGAGGTATCTTTTAACGTCGGTTTGGCGGCAGGCTCGGCGTTACCGGTCGGTGTGCCTATTCCGTGGCCGTTAGAAACCCCGCCGGCTGGCTGGTTGAAATGTGATGGTTCGACATTCAATGCAGAACAATGTCCGGAGCTAGCGCGTGTATATCCCTCACTACGATTGCCGGATTTGCGGGGAGAGTTCATTCGTGGTTGGGATGGCGGCCGCGGGATAGATGCGGGACGTGCTCTACTCAACTGGCAGGATGATAGTTTTCGCGCACATAATCATGGAATTACAGCATTTGATGCGTGGGAACCCACGGTGTTGACACCTAATGACCGATCTGGGGACGAGCTGTTGTCGACTGATAACGTCGTTAGAGATGGACGCAATCGGAACGGAACCGACAACCACAAATATCAAACCCGGAATGGAGGGGGGAGTGAGACCCGCCCCCGTAATATTGCATTTAACTACATCGTGAGGGCTGCATAGTGATTCAGGCAGAATTGAATAGCGATTTTATCGCCATCGTGGCCGGAAATATCACCGTATTTCATTACAATGAGAAAACGCATGAATATATTTCGTCCTCTGTAAATTATTTACCCGTCGGTGTCAGCATCCCTGCACACTCGTGTATTGATGCACCGAGTGAACGCAGGATTGGTTATGCTATTTGCCGCACGACGGATTTAGCCGGCTGGGAATATGTTGCTGACCACCGTGGTGAAACGGTATACAACATTAAAACAGGTGCCGCACAGGTGATTGCAGCGCTCGGTAATTATCCGCCAGACACAACACCAGACGCCCCCGCTACCCCATTCGATAAATGGGATGGAAAACAATGGGTCACGGATATTGCGGCCCAACAGGTGTATGAGGTACAACAGGCTGAATCTCAAAAACGACAATTGTTGGATACAGCCAGAGCCAAAATTGATATTTATCAGGATGCTGTTGACCTCGATATGGCCACCGATGCTGAGCAAACCGCATTAACCGAATGGCGCAAATATCGGGTACTGCTCAATCGGGTAGACTGTTCGACAGCACCCAACATTGACTGGCCTAAAGCGCCAGAATAACAATCAGGGGCATAGTTTGCCCCTATATTTATTCCGACTCAGTCAATTTCCGTTGTTGCTGATTCCAAATAGAACTCTCTGGCATCTGGACACGGACAGATATAGACCGACCGGCGGGGATATCAATCGGATCACCGTCGGAGTAGCCGTCCCGTACATTTTGGGCGAATGTGGGTGCGTTTGGATGCTCTCGGTGATACGTCATGATTTTGATGGAACCGTCCGGCAACACTTTGTAATCCACCCAAATCAACGGCAGTTTATTTTTGCACAGCGGTATCTCAACCCCACCATCAACGCCGCCCCATGCCGCATCTGCATTAAATCCCAGCACGTTTTTAATGAGATAGACGCCCTCGGATAGACGTTCAACGATTGCGCCCTCGGATTCGTCGTTGGTAGTGAATTTGCCATCGGGGTGAATTTCAATGATAGGGGACGCTGTTTTGATGTAACCGTCAACGACGGTGGTGTTCGTTTTTCCCCATAACGCACCTCCCCGAATAGATGATCCCACCTGCATCTGGAATTGCAGCTCATTGCGGCTCGCACTGACCCACAAATGGAATGCGTTATTGGCATCATACCGGAGCAAAATACCTGCTCCCCACCCTCCCCACATGTCCCTCCCAGCACCTCCCCCCATACGATAAAATGACGTTGGGAACCGCTTGGCTCTTAAATCATCGTTGGTAGCTACCGGTAGGTTAGTTTCACCCAACCCAAATCGCAGATATCGGTTGTCAAAATTTGAGTAATCTCCGGGCTGAACCTGTTTTCCAACTCGCAACCCTTCACGAATATTACATCCGCCTAATGTATCGATATTTGTAATACCCCGACCCCGCAAATAATGGTTGAATACAGGGTTTGATGATGTCCCGTTGTTATAACCCAGTTGAGTCTGTTCATCACCAACGCCGTTATCGTCCAATTGCGTAGATATCGCAATCGAACCTGTGCCCATCCTAAACCCTGAGAATCTGACCGGTGCCAGCAAATCTCCGCCATCATGTCTATTGAGGGCATTTTCCGCCAGTCGTTTTGTTCCCGCCAAACCGACGTTAAAAGATACCTCCTAAACATTCCAAATTTCAGAACGAGGATCCAGAAAGTTTCCAAATGGAAAAATGATAAATAAAAATTATGATTAATTGATTTTTTAGAAGGGTATTCGTTGGATACTTTATTCAGTTATGAATTTTGATTGGGACTAAACGTCGGTTTGGCGGGAACGGCGGAGCTGGCGAAAAATGCCCTACCGAAAACAGGGGGAACGTTAACTAACAACGGCCGCGTGCTGGAATTGAAAAATACAACCAGCAATTCATTGTATATTCAAGGAACCAACCATAACGATGCAGGGCAAACGGGTCTAAATTGCTCAATATGATTAGCGGAGTATATTCAGTACAGAGAAATAGGAATAATCGCCGTTTGTGATTTATCATTAGCACCTCATCAATGATAATCCTAGAAACTGCCATGCAAGCCACAACCCTCAGCAATGCTTTTGGACACCTCACTGATCCGCGTGTTAACCGGACTAAACAATATTCACTCATCGACATTTTGACTATCTCGATCTGTGCCGTAATCTGCGGTTGTGAAGGTTTCAATGCGATTGAAGAATACGGTAAATCTAAAGAAGATTGGTTCCGGCAATTTCTGGCTCTTCCTAATGGCATTCCCAGTCATGATACCTTTAACGATGTGATAAACCGGCTTGATCCCCAAGAATTTGGACTCGCATTTACCCAATGGGTGAAGAGCTTAGCCACATTCTCTGATGACATTATCGCCTTGGATGGCAAAACATTGCGGGGTACGCTTGACAAAGCGAATGGTGCACCGGCGCTTCATCTGGTTAGCGCCTGGTCAGTTGAGAATCAACTTTGCTTTGGTCAGGTGAAAGTCTCAGATAAATCGAACGAAATTACCACAATCCCCAACTTGCTGGCCTTGTTGGATATTGAAGGTTCCACTGTCACGATTGATGCAATGGGCTGTCAGTACAAAATTGCTGATCAGATTGTCGGGGAGCAGGCTGATTATGTTCTGGCATTAAAAGGCAATCAGGGTGAATTTCATGACGATATCAAATACTTTTTAGATACTCAGCTAGCAAAAAGTTTTAGGGGGATCCCCCACGCTCAAACCCGGAGTACAGGAGGCGATCACGGTCGTATCGAACAGCGTCAGTTGTGGCTGGTTAACGATATTCACTGGTTACGGGAACGACATCCTCAGTGGCACACACTGGGTGGCATCGCGGTGGTGGAGTCTTGGCGTGAAGAGCAGGGAAAACCCGAGAGTTACGCCCGACGTTATTATATTACCAGTCATCGTGATAAATCGGCGGACTTTATTGCGGGAGCGATACGTAGCCATTGGCATATTGAAAATAAATTGCACTGGCAGCTGGATGTGAGTTTTGGTGAAGACAGCCAGCGTCTGAGAAGCGGTCATGCTGCTGAAAATATCGCTTTAGTAAATAAAATAGCCCTTAACCTGCTGAAAAATGAGAAAACCGTAAAGGTAGGAGTGAAAACTAAGCGTCAGAAAGCAGGATGGGATAATAGTTACATGCTGAAAGTCCTCACGGTGGGTTTTACGTCAGTATAATTTAGACCCGTTTGCCCTGCATAACGATGTTGCAAAATGGCGAATTGGCAATACAGGTGCGAACAATGATTTTTCATTACATAACGTTATTGAGGGAACGTATGTTGTTATTGCAAACAAAACCATCACCGTTAACGGCGTGCCCATCATTAATGGAAACGATCTGGCATCCCTAAAAAATAATATTGATGCAGCAAATCAACAGGCAGAGAACGCAAACAAAAATGCGAACAATCGCGTTCCCAATAGTCGGAAAATCAACGGAAAACAACTAACTAGTGATGTTACCTTGAATGCAGGTGACGTTGGCGCGTTATCAACATTGGGTGGCACGCTGACGAATAATGGCAATGTGCTGGAATTGAAAAATACCGTGACCAGTTCATTATATATTCAGGGTACCGACCAGAACGGAAATCCCCGTTGGCGCGTCGGGAGTCCAGGTGTGAGTGATATGTTGACGGTGCATAACGTTATTGGCGACACCTATGTATATATCGGTAACAATGGGGATGTCAAAATAAACAATAACCCTATCATTACCGGCGTCAGATTGGGTGAAATGATATCGACATCCGTGCCTGCTGCACAGGTCACCGTGTTGCCAGACGGCCACGTTGTTGTCGGGATAACTAAAAACAGCGCGGGTTCAGTCTCACACGTACCGAGTCGCCCCATTCAGTATTTAATCGCCGGCCAGTGGCGAAATGTCGAGGTGTTCAATGGTTAAATTCGAATCGTTTCAGAAATACAAACCGACTGACGCGATTGCCGGCGTTGCCTATTTGATGAGTGCAGACAACACTGACTGGTACGAATGCCAGAAATTATTTTCCCCTGCCACGCTCAAAATTGTTTATGACGAAAATTTAGTTATCCGGTCAATGGGGTATGACGTCAGCGCATTTTTCCCGATTGGTCTGTCAATCGCCGAAATTGACCCCAAACAGGTGCCAGTGGGACTCAACATTAATGGGGGCTGGCAGTATAGGGCGGGTAAAATCTGTCCGCGTATTTATACCCCAGAGGAGTACCAACAACAGGCGGTGTATCAAAAACAGCATCTAATGAACATAGCGAGGGATAAAATCGCGCCGTTACAGGACGCGGTAGACCTCGATATGGCCACCGATGCCGAGAAATTATCATTAGCCGAATGGCGTAAATATCGGGTACTGCTCAATCGGGTGGATTGCTCTACCGCACCTGATATCCAATGGCCGGAACAGCCGAAATAAATAGAGGGGCTAAATGCCCCTGATTGTTATTCTGGCGCTTTAGGCCAGTCAATATTTGGTGCTGTCGAACAGTCTACGCGGTTTAATAACACGGTGTATTTTTTCCACGCGATCAGTGTCGATTGCTCTGTGTCTGTTGCCATGTTGAGATCGACAGCATATTGGAGTGGAGTGATTGAATTTGTAGCCTGAGACATTAGATAGCGTTTCTGCGATTCTGCCTGTTGCTGCAATTCCGCTGGCGTCTGAATTCTGGGCGTAATTTCCCCATTAATGAAAACCCACTCGTGATCCCAGCCAAAATCATCAGGAACATCATTTTTCACAATTTCAGCGACATATAACCCTATTGGACATAACGTGCTGGCATCATCACTAAACGAGCGGATAATACCATCATCATCATAGGCAATTTTTAACGTATCCGGTTCAAAATTCTGTTGTTGTTCGTACCAATCACCATCTGCATTTGTCAGATACAGACAGTTACCGTAGGGTTTTGATGTTGGCGTATATTCAACAAATTTTTTAGCCATTTTATTGTTATTGCGTGACATTGATCCACCCTCCATTTCTCATGATCTGCAAATTAGCGACGCGTAGCCGTTCGATGACCCAAACGCCGCCGCCAGGTGTTCGTGACAGCCGAACACCAACCACAAATTCGTTGGTTGAAAAATCCAACCATTCGTCTATTTTTGTTGTTATTTCACGGGGTGTTGATAATCGCAGCGACGTGACATATTTTTCCGCATCGGCCGAATTCAGTAATGTCCCGTTGGTTTTCGGTATATGATTTACATTTACCTGACCATTAGTTTTTTGTGAAATGATGGCACCACCGGCGCCATTCATTTCTATTGTCACGGTGTTTTTATTGCGTGTATCCGATAATTCAACACCGGCAAATCCATTATTCGCTGCAACATAGACCCTGTCATAGGTTGATAACCATTGTTTAACAGCAATACTGCCATCAACGACGCCACCCGTTCTCGGTAGGGCGTTTTCCGCTAGTTTCACCGTGCCCACTAACCCAATATTCCGCACAAACTCTGGTTTGTTGGGGATATCGGCGCCGTTTCGGGATTTTTCGAGGCGGTTGTCTAGGGCGTCAGTTACGGATTTCTGGCTCATCACCTGCGATACACTGTCACCCACAGATTGGATAATGTCCGCTGAATTCAATAGTATCCCGTTGGTTTTCGGGATGTGGTTTACGTTTACCTGTCCGTTAGTTTTTTGTGAAATGTAAACACCGCCGGTGCCGTTCATTTCTAACGTCGCCGTATTGCTGGTTCTGGAATCCGATAATTCAACACCGGCAAATCCATTATTAGACGCGACATATACCCGATCAAACGTTGATAACCACTGTTTAACTGCGAGGCTGCCATCAACAATGCCACCCGTTCTCGGTAGGGCGTTTTCCGCTAGTTCCACCGTTCCCGCTAAACCGAGGTTTTTCACAACCCATGGATCCTTACGATCCAAGCCAAGATCCCACTCCCTGAACCGCGAGAACCAAAACTAAGCGACAAAAAAGAGCCATTTTAGCCTATCAAAAAATAACCAAAAGCCAGAATCACACTGAATAATACCGGAAAGGATGAATTTTAAACTAAATTCGGTTATTAAATGACCTGTAAAAGGTTATTATTTAACCAATAAAGGGTTCTTTCCAACCAAACCATTTGATTTTCTCCCACCAACTAAAATCAATTAAAATCAACCCAACAAATTGATTATAAACAAAAATATAAGACCACATTTGTACCGTCCCCCACACACAGCCAATCGAATGATTTCCTCCGTCCAATCCGCCAATATATCAGCACACCTTAACAGGAGAACCGCTAATATGGCACAAGACTATCATCACGGCGTCCGTGTACAGGAAATTAATGAAGGTACTCGTACCATCACTACCGTTAGCACCGCTATCGTAGGTATGGTTTGTACTGCTCCTGACGCAGACGAAAAAACATTTCCATTAAACACTCCAGTTCTGATTACTGACGTTATGAGCGCCAGTGGTAAGGCTGGGAAAAAAGGGACTTTGTCCGCTTCACTGAAAGCTATCGCTGCTCAGGCTCAGCCTGTGACTGTGGTTGTTCGTGTGGAAGAGGGCGAATCTGAAAAAGATACTGTTACTAACATCATCGGTGGTGTTACTGAGGCCGGTAAGAAAACCGGTATGCAGGCGCTGTTGGCGGCACCAAGCCAACTCGGTGTTAAACCACGCATTCTGGGCGTTCCGGGTCTGGATTCACTACCGGTTGTTACTGCACTGGTTTCTGTTGCGCAGAAACTGAAAGCGATGGCTTATATCAGCGCTTACGGCTGCAAAACTATTGAAGAAGTGATCAGATATCGTGACTACTTCAGTCAGCGTGAGCTGATGCTGATTTGGCCTGATTTCCTGAGCTGGGATACGGTGACCAACAGCGAAGCGACTGCATTTGCAACCGCTTATGCGCTGGGTCTGCGTGCTAAAATCGATGAAGAAACCGGCTGGCATAAAACTCTGTCCAACGTTGGTGTTAACGGAGTGACTGGCCTGTCTGCTGATGTCTTCTGGGATCTGCAAGATACCGCGACTGACGCCGATCTGCTAAACAAAGCAGGTATCACGACGCTGGTCCGCAAAAACGGCTTTCGTTTCTGGGGTTCACGAACTTGTGCTGGTTCTGCTGATCCTCTGTTCCAGTTTGAAAGCTACACCCGTACCGCTCAGGTTCTGGCTGACACTATGGCTGAAGCACACATGTGGGCTATCGATAAACCGCTGACTCCATCACTGGTGCGCGACATCATCGAAGGCGTCAATGCCAAGTTCCGTGAACTGAAATCTGGTGGCTACATCATTGATGGCCGTTGTTGGTACGACGACAAGGCTAATGACAAGGACACCCTGAAAGCCGGCAAACTGACCATCGACTATGACTATACACCTGTACCGCCACTGGAAAACATGATGTTACGCCAGCGCATTACAGATAGTTACCTGATGGATTTCGCGAAAAGTATCAATAAATAAGGGGCTAACTGATGGCATTACCTCGCAAACTTAAATACCTGAACTTGTTCAATGATGGCAACAACTATCAGGGGATCGTGGAAGAACTGACTCTTCCTAAGTTGAGCCGCAAGCTGGAAGCCTATCGCGGTGCTGGCATGAATGGCAGCGCAATGGTGGATTTAGGTCTGGATGAAGGCGCACTGGATGCTGAATTCACTCTGGGCGGCGTTGAAGCTCAACTGTACAAACAGTGGGGCATCGCGAAAGCCGATGGTGTCATGCTGCGCTTTGCTGGCTCTTTTGAGAGTGAAGATAACGGTGAAGTGGTTGCAGTCGAAGTTGTGATGCGTGGTCGTTTCCAGGAGTTCGATCACGGTACTTATAAACAAGGTGATAACACCCAGACCAAAATCACTGCCAAAAATACTTATTTCAAACTGACATGGAATGGTGAAGAACTGATTGAAATCGACACCATCAACATGGTTGAGAAAGTAGGTGGGGAAGATCGTCTGGAGCAGCATCGCCGCGCTATCGGTCTTTTTTAATCGCTTCTTTTAGCAATTAACTTTTTTAAAACTTATTTCCTGTCTCATCAGTGTATTAATCGTGCCTGTTGAGACAGGTCTCTAATCGGATAAACAAGGTTGAACCATGACAGAAACACTGAATACTCAAAATGACGATCTGCGCACCATTGAATTGGAAGCACCACTGGCGCGAGGCAACGGCGAAATCACGGAAGTGATGGTACGCAAACCTAACAGCGGTGCGTTGCGCGGTGCACGTTTACAGGCACTGCTGGAAATGGATGTGGATTCTATGCTGCTTGTCCTGCCGCGTGTTACCACCCCTGCATTGACCAAAAATGACCTGATAATGATGTCACCTGGTGATCTGATTAATCTCAGTGTGGAGGTGGTCAATTTTTTGTTGCCGAAGTCGGTCAAGTCCGATTCCCAGAACGATTAACCGTTGATGAATTGGTGGCAGATATTGCCACCGTTTTTCACTGGTCACCGACAGTCACAGATGCAATGTCACTATCGGAACTATTGGACTGGCGACATCGGGCCATTTTGAGAAGTGGTGCAGAAAATGAGTAATATACAGTCACAGCTTAACAAGGTACTGAGTACTGTTGGTAAGTTGACCAGTTCCTTTAAATCTTTTCAACAGCATCAGAAAAAACTGGTAGGTTCAGTTGATAAAATTTATAACCAGTTTAAAAAACTTAATAAGACTGTTGAAGGATTAAAACCCATTGTAGGTTATGCGCAGGAAACTGCGCGTATGCGTGCCGATCTTAAGGCCTATAATCAAACCATTAAACAATCTTTCTCTGCGCGGCAGAACTCCTCACAAGTAATGCAGGTGAATTCTGCCAGCCAATCAGCTAATATTGTTCAAATAAACCAGAATGTCAGACAGGAAAACTCATCCAGTAAAAAGAATGAATTTAATCTTGGTGTGACGGGTAATATGACTAACAATTTTAAATTGTTAGATAAATTGGTTATTAATATTAATCCAAAAATAACAATTTTATTTGATACGCTGAAAAAAATCAAAACAGTTTTGAAATTTCCCACTAATTCAGTGAAGGCATCATTTCAAATTCTGATTAATTCTATAAAAATTTTTGGTAGTGTTGGTATAAGAGTTTTTGGTTCTCTGAGAGTTAGTCTCCGTATCTTTGGTATTTTGTCTATTCAGATTTTTGGAACATTGAAAGTTCGGCTAAATATTTTTGGAAAGATAGGAGTTAGAGTTTTTAGTTCGTTGCGTATTGGATTTAATGTATTTGGGCAATTAGGAATCCGAATATTTGGTTCATTGCGTATTAGTCTGAATATCTTTGGACAATTGGGTGTCCGGATCTTTGGTTCATTGCGTATTAGTCTGAATATCTTTGGGCAGTTAGGTGTCCGAATCTTTGGTTCATTGCGTATTAGTCTGAATATCTTTGGGCAGTTAGGTGTCCGAATCTTTGGTTCATTGCGTATTAGTCTGAATATCTTTGGGCAGTTAGGTGTCCGAATCTTTGGTTCATTGCGTATTAGTCTGAATATATTTGGTCAGTTGGGAATCCGGATCTTTGGTTCATTGCGTATTGGCCTGAATATATTTGGTCAGTTGGGAATCCGGATCTTTGGTTCATTGCGTATTGGCCTGAATATCTTTGGGCAGTTAGGCGTCCGAATATTTGGTTCGTTGCGTATTGGCCTGAATATATTTGGTCAGTTGGGAATCCGAATCTTTGGTTCATTGCGTATTAGTCTGAATATATTTGGTCAGTTGGGAATCCGGATCTTTGGTTCATTGCGTATTGGCCTGAATATCTTTGGGCAGTTAGGCGTCCGAATATTTGGTTCGTTGCGTATTGGCCTGAATATATTTGGTCAGTTGGGAATCCGAATCTTTGGTTCATTGCGTATTGGCCTGAATATCTTTGGTCAGTTGGGAATCCGAATCTTTGGTTCATTGCGTATTGGCCTGAATATTTTTGGTCAGTTGGGAATCCGAATCTTTGGTTCATTGCGTATTAGTCTGAATATATTTGGTCAGTTGGGAATCCGAATCTTTGGTTCATTGCGTATTAGTCTGAATATCTTTGGGCAATTAGGAATCCGGATCTTTGGTTCGTTGCGTATTGGCCTGAATATTTTTGGTCAGTTGGGAATCCGGATCTTTGGTTCATTGCGTATTAGTCTGAATATCTTTGGGCAGTTAGGCGTCCGGATCTTTGGTTCATTGCGTATTAGTCTGAATATCTTTGGGCAGTTAGGCGTCCGAATCTTTGGTTCATTGCGTATTGGCCTGAATATTTTTGGTCAGTTGGGAATCCGAATCTTTGGTTCATTGCGTATTAGTCTGAATATATTTGGTCAGTTGGGAATCCGAATCTTTGGTTCATTGCGTATTAGTCTGAATATCTTTGGGCAATTAGGAATCCGGATCTTTGGTTCGTTGCGTATTGGCCTGAATATTTTTGGTCAGTTGGGAATCCGAATCTTTGGTTCATTGCGTATTGGCTTGAATATATTTGGTCAGTTGGGAATCCGGATCTTTGGTTCATTGCGTATAAGGCTGAATATCTTTGGACAATTGGGAATCCGAATCTTTGGTTCATTGCAAATTAGGCTGAATATTTTTGCTCAGTTGGGGATGCGAGTTTTTGGCTCTCTGAGAATTAGCTTAAATATATTTGGTCAATTAGGTGTAAGAGTATTTAATTACTTAGGAAGTAGCCTCAATATATTGGGTAGTGTTGGAGGGAAAGTTTTTGGTTTTCTCAGGAATTCATTAAATACACTATTCAGTAGCGGTAACAAAAACGGTATTTTTGTAGGGTTAAGAAAAAGTATAGGAAAACTAGGAAGTATTGGACAACAAGTATTTGGCTTTTTGGGCAATAGTATAAGAATGCTGGGAAGTATTGGTGCGAAAGGTTTAGGTTTTTTAGGTAATGCTTTCAGTATACTGGGTCGTGCAATAATGATTGTTGGCCGAGCTATGATGGCGAACCCCATTCTTGCCATTATTGGTGTTATTGCAATGGCTGCTATTTATATTTGGCAGAATTGGGAAACATTAGGACCCAAATTCACTGCTTTGTGGGAAAACATCAAAAATGTCTGTAGCAATGCATGGCAGGGAATTAAAGACAGAGTCAGTGCTGCTTGGGAGGGCATTAAGAGTTATTTCATGGATGGTGGATTAATCGGTCTTATTTACCAAAATTGGGACACGATTAAACAAAGTACTTTAGAAGCTTGGGAATCAGTTAAAGCTAAAATAGGTGAAGTTTGGGAATCCGTTAAACAGAATACTTTAGAAATTTGGGAGAGCGTTAAAAAATCAATTTCAGATAGATGGAATGAAATTGTTGCTGATGTTCAGGCTATTCCTGAAAAATTAAAAGCGGCTGGCTCAGCAATGATCGATAGTTTGCTAATTGGTATTCAAGAAAAATGGGAGCACCTGAAAAGTAAATTCGCCTCTATTACTGATTGGTTTAAATCGTGGTGGTCTGGTGATGATAAAAAGGAAGTTACCGTAAAAACATCACAGGAAATTACTAAGAGCGATACATCTCAGCAGGCAAAACAGATTACTCAACATGATACAGGCGGATTTATTCCTGCAGGGAAACAAGGCCTTGTGGGGGAATATGGTCCTGAAATTATCAATGGCCCAGCTAATGTTACCAGCCGGAAAAATACCGCGAAACTTGCTGCTTTGGGTCTTGCCGTTAGCTCAATGTCACTGCCGATTGCGGCGCAGGATGCACCATTACACGCGCAGAGTTTACCTGCTCACGCTTATGAGGAAGTGCAGGCGAAACGGGAGCGGAGTCAGCCACAGCAATATGGTGGCGCAGCCCCGCAATATAACATCTATGTCTATGGCACCCAGGGGCAATCCGCGCAGGATATTGCCCGTGTGGTCAGGCAGGAATTGGAACAAAGAGAACGTATGCACCAGGCGCGTATGCGTAGCTCACTTTCAGACAGAGGAGAAGATTTCTCATGATGGCTGCACTTGGTTTGTTTGTTTTTATGCTGAAAACAACGCCCTATCAGACTTTTCAATATAAACAGAGTTGGCGACATGCCTTCAACAGCCGCGTGGGAGCGCGGCCTGCCTGGCAGTTTGTCGGTTCAGACAATGATACTATCACGCTATCAGGGGAGCTTTATCCTGAACTGACCGGTGGTTCACTTTCATTGACCGCATTGAAAGTGATGGCAGATAGCGGCAAAGCGTGGTCATTTATTGATGGCAGTGGTGCCATTTACGGTATGTTCGTTATCGAAAGCATTGATGAGACAAAAACAGAATTTATGTCAGGTGGCGCGGCCAGAAAAATCAGTTTTACGCTGACTTTACGGCGTGTTGACAATAACTTGTTTGAAATGTTGGGAGACTTGCAGGATCAGCTTTCTGATATCAAAGACGATATTGTCAGGAAAGTCAGGGGAGTGTTCTCATGATCGATTTTGAAAAGTGGATACCCGACACGGATTGGGTTCCCCAATTTGATTTGGTCACTGGAAAAGTCAGTGAGCCCGCTTTTCGTCTGGAAATCAACAACAAGGATATCAGTGGGAAGATCCAATCACGCCTGATGTCATTAACATTGACGGATAATCGTGGTTTGGAATCAGATCAGCTCGATATTGAGTTGGATGATGCGGATGGCATGCTGATGCTGCCTCTTCGTGGCGATATTCTTACATTAGAACTGGGGTGGCATGGCCACTCTTTAACGCCGAAAGGAAAATTTGTTGTTGATGAAATTGAACATGTCGGTGCGCCAGATCGATTGACCATTCGTGCCCGCAGTGCGGATTTTCGTGGTGATCTGAATGTGAAACGGGAGGCTTCTTACCATAAATGCACTTTAGGCAGTATTGTCAGTACCATCGCTGCCAGAAATAAATTGGAGTTTAAGATTAGCTCAGAGTTAGAAAATATCTCTATGCATATCGATCAAACAAATGAATCTGACGTCAGCTTTTTGACTCGATTGGCAAAACAAGAAGGCGCAATCGCTTCAGTCAAAAATGGCGAATTATTGTTTGTTCAGCAAGGGCAGAATAAAACGGCGAGTGGTAAGCATATTCCGCCTGTACTGATTACGCGTAACTCAGGGGATAGTCACAGATTTTCTCTGTCCGATCGTGAGGCTTATACTGGTGTGGCTGCTCAGTGGATGGATACACGTACAGCGACTAAACAGACGGTTAAACTGAGGCGAAAGGAATCAGAAGAAGGAAAAGTTGAACTTATCGTTGAATATGAAAGCAGTAGTAGCCAATCATCAGACAAGGATTCTTCTCAAAAAGACAAAAACGCCACTAAAAAAAAGGGGGGGACTTCCAGGCAAAAGCAACCACAATCCACTAAAAAGGGAAAAGATCTTAAACCTAAACCTCCTGCACCTGGCAAAGTTAATTTGGCGAAGAAAAACCCAAAAACTAAAGGTCGTGGAAAGCCGACTTATATTAAAAAGGGGAGTAAAAAGAAAAACAAAAACAAAGGTAACGGCAGTATCGAGATAGAAGCAAATTTCGATATTGAAGCAAGCATATCTTATGAAGAACAGCGTGAATCAACGGTTGAACACCATCAAACAACTACAGTACAGCAAGAATCTGCAAGCTATTTGGTGGGAACTCAGGAGAATATTCTGACGCTTTCGCGCATTTATTCTAACAAAGAAAGTGCAGAGCGTGCTGCTATCGCCGTTTGGAAAAAAATGCAACGAGGAGCTGCGCAGTTCTCTATCACATTAGCATTGGGGCGTGCTGATATTTATCCTGAAACTCCCATCCAGTTAGAGGGTTTTAAGTCAGAAATTGATGAAACTGACTGGACTTTGGTCAAAGTCACTCACACGCTCAATGACAGTGGTTTTACGACATCATTAGATCTCGAAATAAAAATTGACGAATTTGAAATGAGTTCTTGATCTCAATATGAGATCTTTGGTATATTGTTCACCAGACGAGATAATGTTATTTCAAGACAGTTATTTCAAGATAACGATTTCAGAAAGGTGAACAATATGATTAAGTGTCCTCTGTGTGGTCAATCAGCGCATACTCGTAGCAGCTTTGAGCATTCAAGCCAAACAAAGGAGCGCTATAACCAATGTCAGAATATCAATTGCGGAGCAACGTTCGTCAGCCATGAAACCTTTGTCCGTTTCATTTCTAAGCCAGGTGAAGTCCAAAACGTGACGCCACATCCAAGGGCAAAAACCAAGAGACAACCTCGCCAGAAAGCGGCTGCCGTACAATAA